TCCGGCAACCACACATTGCGATCCCAACCATGCTCACAACCGCCTTGCTAGTCATCTGGAAACTGCTGCTGCCACTGCTGGTAGTAGTCGCCGTGATCGACTGGCTAACTGCCTCTGACGACCGCCGCATTCGCGTACTGCGCCGCACTGGCCTGAGCCAGAAGCGCATTGCCGACCGCCTCAACCTGTCCACCTATCGCGTCCGCAAGGCGCTGATGGCATGAACAATCTCAACCGCTTTGCCGTGCTTGCAATCATCTTTGGCGTCTGGGCAATGGCTTATGACACCGGTCGCCAGCAACCTGCCTACAGCCATCACGCCTGCCAAGAGCAACTCAAGCCATGACCGATTCCGACATCTACTGGACCTTTGCCACCGCCTACCAGCACGGCGGTGGCTTCTTCCAAGCGCTAGCGCACGCTGGTCTCAAGGCTGATCCCGGCAACAAGCGCCGCTTGCTTGATGCGTTTCCTGAGCTGGTCGCCACCTACGGCACCGCCAGCCGGATGCACCGCCAGATGCGTAGCGGGGCAGCAGCGTGACCAGCAACGCCGACTACCACGCCGATTCAGCCGTCAGCGCTAGCCATCTGCACGCAGTGGCTAAGTCGCCCTACCACTACTGGAGCCGCTACCTCGATCCCAAGCGCAGCGCACCGGAGCCAACTGCTGCAATGCGGCTGGGCTCACTGGCGCATTGCGCAGTGCTCGAGCCGGAGGAGCTGCTGCAACGCTATGGCGTCTGCGGTCCGCGCAATACCAAGGCCGGCAAGGAGCAAGCAGAGCGCATGGCTGCTGATGGCATTGAAGCCGTCACGCAGTCCGACATGGCGCTAGCGCTCAGCATGGCTGCCAGCGTGCGCGTTCATCCCGCTGCCTCTGCACTGCTTGCCCATGGCAAGGCTGAGCAGAGCTTCTGGTGGGATGACGCCACTACCGGCCTGCGGTGCAAGTGCCGCCCCGACTGGTATGACGGCGCAACTGTGGTTGATCTCAAGACCACTACAGACGCCAGTCCTGCCGGCTTTGCCCGCAGCGTCGCCACCTTCCGCTACCATGTGCAAGCGAGCCATTACCTGGCCGGCTTACACGGTGCTGAGCGCTTTGTGTTCATTGCTGTCGAGAAAACTGCGCCCTACGCGGTTGCGGTCTACGAGCTTGACGCCGCGGCCATGGCTGCTGGTGACGAGCTGCGGCAGCATGACATGCGCGTGATTGCTGACTGCCAAGCCACTAAGGAGTGGCCGGGCTACGGCGATCACTGCCAAGCGCTCAGCCTGCCTTCCTGGGCATTAACTGCCAACCCAACTATCACATCCGATGACTTCTAGCATCACGCTTTGGACACCTGAGCAAACGCAGCTGATCTCAACCACCATTGCGCCTGGCTGCAGCAATGACGAGTTGCGGCTGTTTGCCTACGCCTGCCAGCGCACTGGGCTGGATCCATTCAGTAAGCAGATCTACGCCATCAAGCGTGGCGGCAAGATGACCATCCAAGCCGGCATTGACGGCTTGCGTGCTATTGCCGAACGCACCGGCCAGCTCGATGGCTCTGAAACCTACTGGTGCGGTGACGACGGCCAGTGGACTGACGTATGGCTTGGCAGCAAACCACCTGCCGCGGCTAAGACCATCATCCACCGCAAAGGCAGCCAGCATCCATTTGTTGGCGTTGCACGCTTTGCTGACTACAACGCCGGCCAAGGCTTGTGGGCCAAGATGGGTGCCGCGATGATTGCCAAGTGCTCTGAAGCACTAGCACTGCGCAAGGCATTCCCTGCTGACATGTCCGGTGTCTACAGCACCGACGAGATGCAGCAGGCAGAGGTCGAGCCGGTGACAGTGACCGCTGCTCCTGCGCCTGCGCTGCCTGCAGGCGATGCCAAGCTGTTCCAGGCCGGCAAGGCTGCTATCGCCAAGTCCGACACCTTGGACAAGCTGCAAGAGGTCGTTGCCCGCATGGATAAGCGCAAGCCTGATCTCAACGATGAACAAAACAATGAGCTCATGCGCCTTGCGATGGAACGCGAAGCCGTGCTATCCGATACCCCTTCGGAGGATCCATTTGCTGATGACTGAGCTGTCTCCTGTCGCTTCCGCTGTCTGGGAGGCTTTTAACCAAGACGAAGCCGGAGTCTTTGTGGACTACGGCGACAAGCTTGCCGCCGCCCTACGCGTTATCTCTGACTTTGTACGCATGGATCAGCCGCTCGGAGATACTGACGCTGATGCTGGTGTCTTTGCAGCACACCAAGCCATCGATGGCTACATCACGGCCATAGCCGACGAACTAGAGGGCACGCAATGACTGAACCATTCCTCACCACTGATGAGCTAGCAGCACGCTGGGGCTTAAAGCCAGCCGCCGTCAAAAACCAACGCGCACGCGGCATTGGCCCTGCTTACGTCACTGCACCACGCGTTGGTCTGCCAGCAGGTACACCGCGCGTTCGCTATCCCCTTGCACAAGTCTTGGCTTTTGAAGAAGCCAATGGCATCACTCCACTGAACTGAAATGAGCCTTTACGCAACTGGCATTGTTCGCATCATCACTGACCCGCAACTGCGTGCCTTTGAATCTGGCACCATGGTTGCCAACTTCGCTGGTGGTATCCAGGAAGGCAAAGACAAAGACGGCAACTGGATCAATAACGCCATCGACTGCGAGATCTGGGGTAAATCCGCTGAGCTGATCGTCGATAAGCTCAAAAAAGGTGACAGCATTCTTGTAACCGGCGCCGTGCGCCGCCAAGAATGGAACGACAAAGAAACTGGCGCCAAGCGCAGCAAGCATGTGCTTAGCATCCAACGGTTTGAATTCATGCCGCGCGGTGCAGCAACCACCAGCGAGGAGACCGTGTTCTGATGAATCAAATCGCTCTTGATGCTGCATTCAAGGAGTGGTGGGAGGCATCTTACGGGCGCCCTCCCGGCACTCATGCAGTCATGACCCATGTGGCATTTGCCGCGCATATTCTTGAACTCCTGGAGCTAATGCAAGATGATCAATCCCAAAACTGAGCAGCGTCGTGATGATTACTTGCAGTGGCTGTATGAGCAAAGCGGCCGCACCTGCAGCACCTACACCGGCTTATATCAACAGCGCATTGCTCAGCTGATCAAGCGCGATATGGCGGAGGCTTTAGGCGATGAGTGATCTTGTCAACCATCCTCCGCACTACAAGCACAGCGATATTGAGTGCATCCAGGCCATTAAGGCAGCGCTTGGTGATGACGGCTTTCGTGCTTATTGCAAAGGCAACGTCATCAAATATCTATGGCGTGCTGAGCACAAGGGCAATGCCGACCAGGATTACGGCAAAGCCGACTGGTACATGCGCAGGTTGCTGTTGCATGTAGATGAGTGATCCGTTTAAGCGCGGCGAGGCAAACTACGCCGCGTTTCTTACAGAAGATCACGTACGCGAACTACGGCAGTTGCGTGTTGCCGGCAGCAGCTATAGCCAACTAGCCGAACGCTACGGCATCGACAAAAAACACGCCTGGCGCATCTGCCAACGCATTGCATGGAGCTGGCTCGAATGACTCAAGAACACCCGATCACTCCGCCGCCTGAGCTGGTGCAGGCTTTTCTGCGCAGCAATCCATTCACCCCGGCGGAAATGACTTATGAGCAGTTCATCGCCACACGCTTTGCTCGCTGGGGCGCTGATCAGGAGCTGGAGGCGTGCTGCGAGTGGCTGCACTGGCAAAACCTAGCGACTCATGCCGACCTAATCCCGTCACTCCGCGCCGCCCGTCGCCCCAAACCGCCATCTCCAAAAGAAGAAGCACTACAGGTTCTTAAAGCCTTGATTGAATCACGGCGCATAGTTGACCCTGAATACCAAGCACTACGTCACGCTCTGGAGCAGCTCGATGACTGACAACAAACACCCAATCACCCCACCGCCGGAGCTGATCCAGAAGTGGTCAGAACAGTTTGAAGCAGGGAGATCACTCTATGCAATGTTTGAAGATATTTACAGAGCAGGAGCAGACGCTGAGCTGGAGGCGTGCTGTGCAGAACTGGAAAGCATTCCAAGCCCACTTGGTATTCCCTTTGGCAAGATGGCTGGCAATGCTCTCCGCGCCGCTAGGCGACCCAAGACACCGAGCTTAAAGGAGCAGGCGCTTGACGAGCTGCACATCAGTTTTGACAGGGGCTACCTCAAGGAAGGAGCTGCCGACACCATCCGCCGCGCACTGGAGCAGCTCGATGACTGATTTCTTGAATCTAAAAATCTCCCAGAAGCAAATTGTGTGTCCCAAGCACGGCACGCACAAGCACTACATCAGCAGCGACATCGAAGGCCACGAAGGGCACTGGTGCGTGTTGTGTTGGCTTGAAAGCCTTGGCCCCACACTGCCGCTTGTGGAGGAGCAATCTAATGACTGACCTTTCCCCCGCCGCGCAGGCAGTGCTGAATGCCGTGACGCTTACGCGCTACGACGTGCCGTATTACGCCTGTCCGAAGTCGATCGACCAGATCAAATCCGATGTCGCCGCCGCTTTGCGAGCTGCTGCAGATCAGGTGGTGCCGCCTGCTCTTGAAGAGGAATTCTTTGACCGCAACCAAGCCTTGCCGTTGAAGAAGATGGTGGAGATCCGTCAGAAGCTCAACGCCATTGCTGCAGAGCTTGAAGCCCAGTAGTCCGATCAACTAATGCCCATGGCCAACTCACGTTTATCCGTCGATTCTCCAGAGGGTCCTTCTGTCAGTTTTTACGAAGCTCCGGCGCCAACAGAAGTCATCCGAATTGACGCCGAAGGCTTCCACTACCGCGGCCAGTTCATCGAGGATGCAGGAGAGGCGCACCGCTTGTTAGTGGAGTTTCTGCGCAAGCATCAGCCAGATACTGATTGGCAGCACGCTGATTAGTCAGACCCACTATCACATCAACCAATGACCATCCTCTGCGACTACGAGATCAAAGCGCTGTGCACCGACGGCATGGTGCCGAACTACGACGAGGCATTGATCAATCCGGCCAGCCTTGATCTGCGGTTAGGCGACACGATCATGATTGAGTCTGCCGAAAACCTCAACATGCGCCCGCTCAGCATTGCAGGACGCACTGCTGACAATCCCTATGAACTCAAGCCTGGGCAATTCATCCTTGCTCAGACCATTGAAGTGTTCAACATGCCAGAAAACATCGCCGGCTTGTTCTTTCTCAAGTCAAGCCGTGCACGGGAAGGCTACGAAAATCTGCACGCCGGTTATGCCGATCCAGGTTGGCATGGCAGCGTGCTGACCTTGGAATTGAAAAACAGCCGCCAGCTTCTGCCTTTGCCACTATGGCCTGGATTGAAGATCGGTCAAATGGTTTTCTTCCGCATGAGCCAGCAGCCAGTGGCTAGCTACGCCGAGGTTGGCCACTACAACTCAGATCTCACGGCGACGGCCTCTAAGCAGTTCCTCAGCGGCATCTAGGTGCCACTGCTCTAGGCCAGTCCGCAACGCTGCAGACGCCTCTTGCGCAAGCCAGTGGATTTGAGACCGCTGGCTGGCTTCTTGCTCGGCTATCAACAGTGCATATTCCAGCAGTCCGCCCCAATCTGCTGCAGCATGTAACGCACGTAGCTGCGCAGCATTGGCAGCACCGTGGAATTGTGCTTCCATTGTATGCACTAACGGATTTTTCATGTCTGAC